TTTCTTACATTTGAAATACTTCTTTGTTTGCACATGTATGTTGTCCAAACTTACTTTATCAAACTGTTTGTACTTCATGTCCTCACCCTCATTATCACATTCGTTTGATTCATCCTTGATATCTAAATCTTCCTTCAGATCCTCGTTCAAATAGATATCCAAGTCATCGTTCATTATCTTTAAAAAGGTATGTAAGATTCTTCGTTCCTTTGGATCTCTAAATTTTACATTATACTTGTTCCTCGTTTTGTTGTAAATGTTTATGAACTTCTCTATATAGTTTAACATTGGGTCCCTAACATCCTCAAACTCCATATACTCAAACTCACCTTCGCTGTTTCTTACCCTTACGCTTGATCCATACTTTTCAGGCTTGATTATGCTAAAACCTTTTGGATTTTTGGGATTGAAAAAGATGTCGTTCTGTATATCTCTTATTCCATACAATTGTTTCTTGCCTACCTGTTTCAATCTTTCTATTATTTCTTTATCTTCTCCAAAAAACTCCTCCAATTGTTTGATTCCTTCCTCCCCAAATGCATTAAAATTTATGATATTGTTTGTGGTGTTGTTATTGTTCGAAATAATTGTTTGATGATTGATATTATTTTGTAAATTTGATATTGATGTTGGAAAGGTTGGTTCGTGTACAGTCAATGCGTTTTCTGATCGTTGATCTTCAAGTGCATGTGGGGGAGGAGTTAGAGGAACTGGAGGTAAACATAGTACATGTCTTTTGTGTTTATATTTACCATTTCTATGTTTGAATGTCTTAAGACATATTTCACACTGATGTTTCTTTTCTGACATGGTAATCACATGGGATACATTTTGTGCATCAAGGGCGACGCTAGGGGTGACATTTTGTGCATCAAGGGTGACGCTAGGGGTGACATTTTGTGCATCAAGGGTGACGCTAGGGGTGACATTTTCTGTATTAGGTGTGACACTATAACACTTAAACTTTCTATTTATATGTCTTATATAATTGCATTTTATTTTAGTTTCATACGAACAATGGTCACAATAAAACATTTTAATGTTTATAATAAAATTATTTTAAATACAATCGTTATGTCTAACCGATAAGACTTATCGTTTTTTTATTCAATACCATAATATTGGTAGGCTTTTTATTTTTTGGTTATCCATTTTTGGTTATCTATTTATCGATTTATCGCTTTTTTTTAAAAAAAAGTGTGGGCGGATTTTGGAAAAAAGTGTTTTGAAAAATAATTTTCCTGATATAAAGTTTTTAAAATTAAAATTTTATTTTTTTCTTTTTGTTGGTTATTTAGATAGTTTATGTTGTAAATATGTAAAAGTATACTTACATAACATGATCACTTTGTTACGGTTTTTTTAACATAAAAAATGAACAACTTTATACTTTCTTATCTTTCAGTACAAACTCACCTTTCTTACATTTGAAATACTTCTTTGTTTGCACATGTATATTGTCCAAACTTAATTTATCAAACTGTTTGTACTTTATGTCTTCATTATCATTATCAGATTCTTTAGATTCATCTTTGATATCTAAATCGTCTTTTAGATCCTCGTTCAAATAGATATCCAAGTTATCGTTCATTATCTTTAAAAAGGTATGTAAGATTCTTCGTTCCTTTGGATCCCTAAATTTTACATTATACTTGTTCCTCGTTTTGTTGTAAATGTTTACGAACTTCTCTATATAGTTTAACATTGGGTCCCTAACGTCTTCGAACTCCATATACTCAAACTCACCTTCGTTGTTTCTTACCCTTACGCTTGATCCATACTTTTCAGGCTTGATAATGCTAAACCCTTTTGGATTTTTAGGATTGAAAAATATGTCGTTCTGTATATCTCTTATTCCATACAATTGTTTCTTGCCTACCTGTTTCAATCTTTCTATTATTTCTTTATCTTCTCCAAAAAACTCCTCCAATTGTTTGATTCCTTCATCCCCAAATGCATTAAAATGTATGATATTGTTTGTGGTGTTGTTATTGTTATATGAGTTCGTTGTTACCACATTATTGTTATTATTTTGTATATTTGATATTGTTGTTGGTAAGGATGGTTCTTGTACGATCAATGGGTTTTCTGATAGGTGATCGTTAAGTGGTTGTGAGGAAGGAGGCGGAGGAATTGGCGGGAAACATAGTACATTTCGTTTGTGTTCATATTTTGATTGTTTACAAGTAAATTCTTTATGACAAATTTCACATTGAAGTATGGAAAGCTTTCCTCTACAAAATTGTTTATGCCTATAAAGTTTTCCTAATGAAGACAATGACTTGTTACAATCATTACATTTTATTTCAACACGAGTATCGTCAACCTTTACCTCAGGGCTTTTAACCTTTACCTCAGAGCTTTTAACCTTTACCTCAGGGCCTTCAACCTTTACCTCAGGGCCTTTAACCTTTACCTCAGGGCCTTCAACCTTTACCTCAGGGCCTTCGATAAACGCTTTTTCGTTATCTTTTTTGCATTTAAACTTTCTATTTAAATGTCTAATATAATTTGCTTTTTTATCAGTTTCATACGAACAATGGTCGCAATAATATTTCATTTTAATTTAGTTTACAACATATTTTTAAATACACTGCTCAATTCAATTGAGCAGCGTCTCATTTTTTTATAATTTGGTTTGTTATTACCAAACACTTATGGTTATAATGAGTCTCAATTTGTCTCAATAATCTCAAAATATATTGAGCTAATAAAAAAAAAGTGTGGGCGGATTTTGGAAAAAAGTGTTTTGAAAAATAATTATTCTAATATAAAGTTTTTAAAATGGAATTTTATTTTTGCAATAAAAAATTAACAACTTTATACCTTCTTATATTTACTTATTTTTTTTTCAATGATTACGTTCTAAGATAGTCAATCCGTTGTTGTTGGTGAATACTTCACGAATCCGCCATTTATGGTCTTTCAAAAACTCATCAACAGCCGATGCGAGCCCGTGGTTGATTTCGTTTTCTGGTAAGCCCGTATCTTTTGATAATTGTCTTACGTTCAATCCAAGTCGTAGTGCCTCTCCGTGCTTGGCGTCCACGGTGGTGTCGTGCATGATGATATACTTTCGCGCCACTTTTGAAAATTTATGTAACTCGCGCTTGAGTTGACCGTACACGTGAAAAGTGTCTATAAAAACCAAATCAAAAGAATTTTCTGGCATTTCAAGCTGCAAGTCAGAGCACCATTCGAACTGTAAATCTACTTTATTTAAATTACATTCGGATTTCAAAAAACCCAAATCACATGGAACAAGGTCGTTACAAAATAAAAATTTGTTTTGCGATCCGTTTAAAGTCAAACCGTATGCGAACGCCCATGAAGAGACTACACCACGAACACCCAACTCAAGGACAGATTCGCATTGTTTTGCGTAGTTTTTTAGAGTTTCCATATGCTGATTAATATCACTCGGTCGATCTTTACGAATCTGGTAGTTCGTTTCCATTTATTTTAACAATAGTTTATAATAAACCGGTAAGTACGCATTCGTATCGATTTCAATGTGTTTAAAAGTTTTGTTGCTGAACAAACAAGACTTCTTATTCATCTTGTTATCAATATTTTGAATGATGTTTATTTTGTTGTATTCTTGATGTGCAAAGTTTTTCAGTTTATTTTCGATGAAGTGTTTGTCGCCAAAATACGAAAAATGCCACCCACCAGGTTTTATTTGTCTATCGGTTTGCATTTGCCTAATAAGTTCGGGATCATTTTTAGATTTGTATATTTTGTAAGGTAATATTTTTGCGGATGACCAATCACTCACGAAGGTTTTCAGGTTGTAGTAGTACATATGCATACAAAGACAATGGACGTCATTTAAAGGCAAATGCTTTAAAACAGATGGAATATCAGGTATTTCGTCGCAATCTCCGACGATAATCAAGTCATCGTCTCGGAGGGACAAATGCTCAATTCCTAGATGTATGCATTTGCGTTGATAACGCTCGTTGTCCCACGCATTTCCAGTATTTGGCATATCATCGACAACCACATGAACAATTTTTCCTTTAAATTCTTTAAACCTCTCTTTGTTTTCTAAATAATAAAGTGGTTTCTTATTCCCTGAATGTGTGAAGGTGGATTCACATATCACAAAATAGTCGACGTGTTTATTAAGCTCAGTAAGTCTAAAAAACAACATATCTAATTCGTTGTAAAAGGTGAAAGTATCAATTATCTTCATATATGCTTGTTATATAACATTAAAAAAATATGCATTATTGTTCAATTCGCAAATTATTTAACTTTATATATCTAAATGAAAATACATACAATAGGGGTTATTGCTTTTTGTTTGTTTGTTTTTTTAACTGTTTGGTCCATGTGTCATACTAACAAAAAAGAAATGTTTAGTGAGAAGAGTAAAATAGCTTTCGTTATATCAGGACGCAGTTATTGTTACAATGATCCACTGTCGCCTAAGTATTTAATCCAAGAAACAAACGGAGACACGTATGTTTCGTTAAATCATTCGATTGATACAGATTTTATTGAAAGTTTTAACATAGTTAAGGTTGATCACTCACCGTTCAATGTGAAAACAGAATTCGATGGATCGACGATGGACGATTTAAAGGCAATGCTAAAACACACGGAGTACGATGGGGGATGGAACGGGTTTGTTAACACTCTATCTATGCACTTTCATCATATGAAAAATCTAAATAACATACCGAAAGAAAAATACGATATCATTTTCTATATACGATCCGACATTCAAATGGAGAAATCTGAGTACGATACCATAATAAACAAGTTAAGTTACGAAAAAATAAAAGACAACACGATATATACATGTAAAAAGGACAATGACGGTGTATGTGATCAATATGCGTATGGAAACTATGAAAGCATGTCTAAATATTTATCTTTGTTTTCACATATACCAAATTATATCTCCATGTATTCCAATATATATAAAAGCTTACCTAAAATTTTTATTCCAACACGATTTAATGCGGAGAGGATATTGGCATATTACTTGAAAGAAAAAAAAATAAATATAGAAATTGTTGATGTGACATATAATTTAAACAAAAACCGAAAATCGGAAACATGCAAACTATAAATAATGTAACCGTTCTCAACATCGATCACTTATAAAGATTTATAAAGTTCATATAACTCGACAGAAATATGATCAATAACATGGTTAGTGTGTACACAAATTAGCGAATTTTTATCTATATTTAACACAATAAGATCTTGTGTTACTTCTCCTATAATGGTTTCTTTTTTATGATTTATGTTTAATATTTCAATCCAAAACCGCTCTCCGTTTCCTTCATCATCGGTCAATCTTACTTTAACAAGATCCTTTGTTTTTAATTCATTTAGATTTACATTTTTCGTGAATATTACAGAAGATGGCGATGTAGCGGCAGTAAGTTCGAATGAAATAGGTTCGGTCATGATAATTGATTATAGTATAAACTACATAAGCTTAAAAAGTAATATCAATTTTTATTGAATTTCACAAAAACAATTATAAATATGTTTTAAAATATTCTAAAAAACTGAATCGAATAAGGTTTAAGGGTATTTGACGTCCAATATTAGCATAAATCCCTTTCCACAGAGAAAAGACTCCTTCGTTACGGATGATATTGGAGATTGATGAGTTTTTTATATTGTTCATATTTCTTGTTTTGCATAAATCCAATGGATTAGATAACAATCCGGTAGTAATAGAGGAACCAATGGAGGACATCATAAATACACATCGACTGTTAAAAATACCGAAATCACTTAATTCTTGTTTCATTTGTTCATATATTGAAAATTGACATGCTGTGACAATAACAGCACGTGTCATTGTGTATTGGACCCCATTCCAAAAACTTAAAATGCCTTCATTATTGTAAGTGTTTTTTACTGTCGATAAGATATTAGGATATATATCGGGTTTGTTTTGTATTCTTACCATGATTAGGTCGAAAGGTGTTCCAATAAATGAACCCACTAATCCAGCAGTCATTCCACAAATAAACTTTCCAGGAAAGGAGGATATGTTATACTCATTTTTAAGATAATCGTATGTAAACATTTTTGTGGTTACGAATGTCCCATTTCGTAGGACGGATGCTTTCAATCCTTTAAACAAGAATGACGGACCTTTGTTATAAAACTGAGATTGTATGATCCGAATTGGATGTTTATATTGTTTGTTAGTTTGCAACTTTACTTTGATAACATCTAAAGGATGAGTTATAAATGATGCGCAAATCGAACTAGTAAGATACATAGGAATTTGATTTACATTGCTTTTTTTATTCATTAATTATATACCTTTATTCACAAAAATAATATTCACTAAAAAAAAAATATATTTGTGTAAAAATTGTCATTAACACAAAGGCAACTTATATACCGACATATGATTTATATATATATTTCTTTTTTATATCTTATTATTCTAGACAAATTCTATGTAATTTCATTTTAATTTGTATTTTTTTAAGTCTTTCTTCTAAAATTTCAATGTCTTCGCATACATCCATACATTTGTCATCATAATTATTTTTAAAAATATTGCAACAATCTTTAGCTTCTTTTTCCTTTCTTTCTAAAGATTGTTCGATCTCATATCTCTTCCTGAAAAGTTTAGACTGGTGTTTGAGATTGTTATGCAAATGTGTATATTTCCTCGTCTTTTCAATTCGTATTGAAGAGTTGTCATTACCACATCGGTGCGAGTAAATGTTGAATATTTTAAGAGCATTCATCTTATATGGTAACTAATATAGAATAATAAAACAAATTATAAAAATAATTCAATTTTTTTCTTAGTTATTCTAAGTTAAAAAAAAAGTTTTAATTTTTGGACTTTCGTTTACTTGTAAATATCATAACAGCCTGTTTATCAAACATGAAAAGAAGCAACAGGATCATCGAAAGATTTTAATTTGTTTGTGACCTGATTCACATGGACTACAAAAGCACATATATCGGTTGATATTTCATTTTTCACAATGCCTCTTTTACGATAGACCTCGTATATTTCAAGGATGGTTTTTACCTTCATAATTTTATCTGTAAACCGATCAGCAAGCTGCTCATAAAACCCATCATACAATTCTTCATCTCCTTCTCCATCCAATAATCGGTCGGGAAGAATAATATTGAAACTTTTCAAATCATTAAATGCATTCACCGCACTAATGTAATCCTCTTTGGTATACATGTTTGTTTTATGTTTGTATAAATCTTTATTGTATATTCATTTGAGAAGACTTGTTTCAATTTTTTATTATTTATTCAAAGTACACCGTGTATCTGTATTCTTTTTTGGAAACTATCATATTTATGGATACATAGTGTGAAAGCTGTAAAATATCTTTCTCAGGTGGTTATATCCTCCTTCCCCAATCAATCCCATGATTATCTGTACAAATTAGAAAATCGATTTAACGGATTAATACAATATTTAATTAAAGTAAAACTATGTTAATATCTAAGTATCTTATGTGATTAATGAAAATAATATTTTAATTATAACCAAAGTAAATTTTTTTAACAAAAAGTGAAAAAAAAAAAGATAATATTTCAAGGTTTTTTTAAAAATTTTATCCTTGCTTAATTTATCATGTTTTGAGTCTCAACATATGCTAACGGAACATTATTCCCGTTATTGTAAACATACACTCCCATTGTACATTTGTACATTGAATAATACTTTGTTCTTTTCCCAATTATTTTATTGATATAAAGTAAAATACATATGACTTTTCGTATAGGTCAAAAAGTTGAACCTGTAAAATTTAAGAATGACGACTCGAACGATTTAACATGTGTCCCAAAAAAACTTTTAGGTCAAGGGGCGAATGGTCAAGTGTACCAATGTGGTGATAAACCAGATCATGTGTTAAAGTTGGTTAATGATGAAACAGATGCATTAAAAGGTGAGTTCGATTTCATAAAGTGGACACCAACATCACAACCAACATCACAATCAAAAGAAAAATATAAAAATGTTGCAAAAATGTATAGGGTACAATGTAGTGATGAAAGTAATATCTATGATAAGTGCGAAACAGAAGACGATGTATCATATTTAGACAAAAACAAAGTAATCATTGAACAAATATATACTCTCCGAGAATATTTTAAAAAGGCAATGGCAATGGAAAAGTTGAAAGATCCAAATGCAAAAATAGAATTTAAAAAATGGTTAATAGAAAAGCTGATAAAAGCTATCAACGAATTGCATAATTTAGGTTATTGTCATAATGATTTAAAACCTGCTAATATTGGGGTTTCCATCAAAGGGGTTTCCACCAAAGGAGGTGAAATAAAATTTATTGATATGGGCTTCGCAGTGCAAATAACCGAAAAAAATAAAGATAAATACTATAAGATTACAGCAAGTAATATAAATCATGGAATCACTCCCCAATATGCCGCTCCGTTCTGTTTTGAGAATATTACACATGATCATCATAGAGACAATTGGGCTATAGGTTGTGTGATTTATGACATAGTTAATGATTTCAAAGAGAATATATTATTTGATGAAGATACTTTACTTGCTGCTATCTATTCTGTGATGACAATTAATAAAACACAATTGGAAGCTCGAATAAAAAAAGGTTTAGATAAAATTATTCAAAATGAAGAGTTTACATATAAACATAAAAATGATATTTTGGAAAAAATGATGGGACTTATGACACCTACTTTAGAAGATGAAACAACCATATATGGTCATAAAATTACAATAAGCGATGATGGAACTATTTTAAATTACAATGAAACTGAAGACACGAAAGATGAAGTAGATGCTAAAGATACACAACATGATCAAGGACCTAAAAGTATAGAAACTAAGACAGTCGGCGGCTTTCGTGTTATTAAAGGCCGCTTTCAAACATGTGATAGTACAGCACAAACAGAAGAAAATGGATCAGTAACATGCGATTCAAAACACATAGTCCCTGGAATAGTAACCGACAAAGATGGAGAAAATATATACATAACAAATCCAACTGAATTTAAACAGTACTTATCTACAAAATTTTCACAATCAGAACAATCAGAACAATCAGAACAAGCATTAACAGTAGGTGGTAAAAAGAAGCATAATACTGGTAAACTAATCACTAAAGAGCGTTATGATAAAGAAAAAAATAAATTGTCGAAAAATGTATCTCATGTGCGGAAATATAACACTAGACAAGGTCTTGTATATTATATTTTTAAGAAAAAATGAAAAATTGAATGTAACTATGACAAAAAAATACATACATATCTTTACAAATGAGCCATTACGAAGAATCGACAAAACCACCACATGTATGTATTACATCTACCAAAGTTCCTGAAAACGAAGGCATTAATGATAATGAAACTGATATTGGAATTATAGAAATAAAACCAGGTATGTATGGTGTTACAAATCCTAAGAAACTTAAGAGTTATCTTTCGAGTATTTTCATTGATAATAAGTGAAAGAAGATACTTATTTGCATTGTTAATTTTTAATATGGTTTGCCAATTTTGTTTCTTATTACAACAATTTCATATATAGAAAGCTTCTTTTTTTTCACTTTTTGTAAAAAAAGCTGAATCAAAACAAACGTATTGTAACGCAAAACCGGTTAGTACAGCGTAAGTAATGAGTTTTATTTTGACATCCTTCATGAATTTCATGCAATTGTTCATGACAGTCAAAGACACAATGGCAAAGAAAAAAGCCACTTTTGTAGCTATCATGTGAAAAGCTCTAATTTGTTGTATTGATAGGATATTTCCGGTTATATTTTGAAGAATAATCCATGAGTATGTTTTACTCGGTTCGGAACCTCTCGTATAGTTGGGATCTTCTAGTTTTTTTTCAAAATAAGACAATATACATTCGTTGTTCATGACTGCTATTCCCCAATGAAGAATTTGCACGACAACAACGAAGATCCAAAATACCATATAATATGTTAAAATACAAGGGTTTTTGTACATTTTTAAATAAATGAGGTATGGAGCTAACCACATAAAGCCAATTATATACAAAAGATGAACTAGTGCTACTAAAAAGGTACTTGTCTTCATTTAAGTTTATTAAAATGAGCAAACAAAATAATAAAATTATATGAAATAAATACACAACATTTTCTTGTTTATAAAGAAAGCTGTAATCACTTTTAATATTTTGAATAGAAAATTAATGATGTTATGTAAATATAAATGGATTGTGTATATTTGTTACCTACTACGATAGTGATAATTGTATCATTTGTTTTGACGATATTAGAACCATGCAATTACAACGAAGATCCCATCAAAAAAATGTTTTTTCTCTTTGTTATCTTTATTCACCATGCTATTCAATTCGTTTGGTTTGTTATTCCTCTTATATACGGTCATAAATTTCCAAAAAGAATATTGTATTTTATAATTACGGGTTTAATTTATGTTTTTATACAAAATGTGTTCATATTCAAAAATGAAAACACACAAACTTGCATACTATCGAAATATACCAATAGTATGTGTTTGTTATCACCAACATCGCCACTCAGAGATGTAATGTACTATTTGGGAATGAAAAAAAACTTAAATGACTATAATACTTTTTACAACACATACATATTCATGTATACATTCTACCTGTTGTATTTGGTGAATTTTAAATGAGCATACATTCTTTTGATAACAAGTGAAAAAATATAAACACAAAAATTCAACAAAAATGTAATAAGAAATTCTTTCCACAATACATTGATCACTTCTGGTAGGAAATTAAAAAAAAATGATGTTTTTTTTTTAAATTTGACGAATCGGTTTTAGAAAAGATGTGTCAGGATCTCGTATACTTTATATTCTGATCCATTCTGATCAACTCTACCTTTTAAACTTCATTGAAAATTGTTTTCGTCATCTTTATTATATAAATTATCAGTATAATTCTCTATGATTTCATGAATATTGCAGTTTTCGTCATCAATATCTTCACAGTCAAACGATTGCACTTCTTTCCTTCTCCTAAATGTTTTTTGTTTTGAATCGTACCAAAAGATAGTCCTATTAATAAGTAATTTATTGTTTATTTCTTCAATTTTTGTTTTAACAATAAAGCTTTTATGAACTGACTTGTAAATGTTCGTATGTGATTTATTCACAACATTACATTTTGTAGACGACGACAATGCCTTGATGAACATGATTAGATAAAGCTCAAAATATACGAATCGACTTTTTCCTAAGAATCAAGTTTTGATAATATAATGCAAATGAATGTTATATAAAACGAAATTTCAATTTTTTTTTCCAAGCGTAGGGACAAATCTTAAAGTAATAGTTCTAAAAGTAATAGTTTATTTATACATATAGAGTAGATGCAATAATGTCTATCGATTCATTAGTAGAAGCAATATTTATTAAAAATAATTTTGATAACGAAATACGATTCGAAGTTGATTGTAACATGAATAACAAACAACTTGCACAATTTTTACATTCTTTATTCATTAAAGGTCTTATATTAATGTATGGCAAAAACAATCAGCTTGTTCTCAATTCACTCACTATGGATCAAATCGAGAGGGCTCGACAAAAACTAAAACTAGCACATGTTAAAGCTAGGGTGTCTCTTTACGATAAAGAAACAGCCTTCGATCTTAACCTGATTCCTGAAAATGATCACACTACCATTCCTCTAGAGATATCTATTATGAAATATAATAACGATGAGATAAATAAACAACAAGACAATCTTCTAACCAAAGAGTTCGTTTTTAAAAAATATATTAATGGTAATCTTGTTTGTATTTCTTTTGAAATTATATGAAAAAACTCTCTATACTATAAAAATGATAATCTACATTATACTTTTTATTTCCCTTATTTATCTACAAATTATTGTAAAAAAACAAAAAATTAAACAAAAAATAAATACACCTGATACTGTTGTTGCCCCTGAAACTTTGTCTGACTTGGGTCACAAAATGATACCATCAATTAGTCAATTTTATATTTTACATTCCGATATCATATTGGTATCAATGTTTTTAGCACTTTTTATACTTATCAAGTCACCAAATACACTGCAAGATTTTTTTAAAAAAGGATCTATTCTTTTGTTATTACGAAGCATATCTATATGTTTAACAGATCTACCTCAAATTAATAATAACGATTGCAAATTAGGAAATCAAATATCAAAAATCGTTGGAGGAAAGTGCACCAATGATTATATGTTTAGTGGTCATACTAGTATGACTTTATTGATCAGTCTTTTTATCATGAAAGAATTACCATACCTTCAAATTCCCATGCTCAGTATAACAACTATACAAATTTATATAATTTTAGCTACGAGGATGCATTATAGTATTGATATATTTATTGCTATTTTGTTAACTTATCTTGTATATTCTTCATCGTTTTAGGTTTATATTAATTAATAAGGTATTCACCTATTTTGTGAATTTTCGCATAAAAATGTATTTACCTATTATGTGAATTTACTACTTTTTTATAGTTGAATATATAGACTTATATGTATCCTCAAAAAGGTTGTATAATTTTATTATTATAGTTTAAAAATGAATCGATACCATAGTGTTCTTAGTGTTCTTATTTTATTTATGTTTTTACTTACATGTAGTTACCTCATTTATGTTGAAACTTTTAGTAATACTATTTATCAATCGGATTCAATAACACATGTAGCTCAAAGTCCAATTATACAAACATTAAAAGATAAGGTAAATGAATGTCAAACTCATTTAAATGTAGACATATCTTCGTGTGAAAACATACCCTCGTCTCAACCTGTTTCGTGTAGCGACTGTCATTTATCTACCGGAGTAACAAATGCAAATTGCTACCTATCGAATAATAAACTTAATTCAGATAGCATTACAGAAGAGCAGTGTTGTCAGTTTAATGATGATAGCAATCGAAATGCTTGCTTTGTATGGGCAACCGAGAGAGATCATACCAATTTAATACAATCTATACAAACAGACACACAAAATGAATGTAACGACCAGAGTCAAGCGACTTTTATTAGTTGTTTGAATGAAATCGATGGTTTATCTTTATCTTCTACTGTTGGGGTAGATTCAACAAGTAGTGCTTCTGAAATGATGCCGCTAAATACGAATGTACAGGGAGGAAGTTTATCCGATTTAAAAGAATGGTCCGAATCAGTAGGAACCAGTCTTAACAATTGGTGTCAAAGTAAATCTGATAATTATGTACTATCATCGGGTAATTACTGTCATGCAAATTGTTATGACGGAAACAATCCTTTGGATCCTGTAGATAGTCGTTATCCGTGGGTTTCCGGGCCTTCAATTGTAAACAAACAGACCCATTGGGAAATTGAACATATTAATTCTTCTGACGTTGATATTCTTAAAACAGATACAACCAAAGGAAGCTACTGTAGACATTTTATTACATAATTAGAAGCTCGTTTTTAATGATATCTACAATGCCCTAAAATTTCCAATACAAAAAAAGAAAAACATCTATATGATTTGTAGTTATGCTATCGTTTCTGTTCAGTGAAATATTGTATATAAGGGGAAAAAACGATTTTGAAGTTTAAAGATTTTTTAAGATCTTCTGAGATTTTTTAAAGATTCTTTTTGTTTATTCTTTACATACTTTATTATGGTATCCAAGTACAAATGAAGCTCTACAGAATACTCTTTTAAGGTTGAATCGTAAGGTATATTTATATGACAATATTTCATTAGATAAAATCGAAAGGTGTTTAATTTATCAATAGTATCTGATGTATCTATATTACCAGATTTAAATATACATTTTTTTGATGAAGGATTAATGAATTTTCCTATTTCAAATATTTTTTTGTTGACATCTCTTGCCTGACTTCGACATATTTGCGGACAACTTTGTACAAAAGGTTCCATGATTAAAATTATATCGTCTATGTGTTTATGCAAAGCGATCTGTTTATCTGTATAGGCTTGCTTAATTGTACATACATTGTATTGGTAATCATCGTACAATGGAAATGTATCCAATAAGCTTTGAGTAAAATATAGATTTTTATTTTTATTTATTAGAGGCAAAGATAAATAAGGTGTTGACATTTTTTTATAGCTCCCAATTGAATTACTATTTTATATCAATTTTTGATTATTACGAATAAAAAAAACGCCCCATACTTTGGTGTTATATAATTGGAAATACTTTCAAAAAAGTCAATAATAAATGACCAAGAAACATCAAACCTGCTTTCAATCCAAGAATACATGTTTTATATATCAAATCTCTCTTTCTTTTTTTTTTAACACCCTTATTGGACTCTTCCTCTTTATTCTCATCTATATCATCATCTTTATCATTATCATTTAGTGTATCGTTTGTAGATTCTGGTGTATGTAGCGTGTCCTCATTATCACTTGTATTATCAGATAAATTGGCTAATCCCTTTATCAAATCTTGTAAAATAATACTGTCTCTTTTTTCTTGAACATCACCAGACTGTGATGATTTTGAATATCCACTTCTTATGCTTCGTACTTGTGAATTTTTACTATTTCTTCTTGAGTCTGTGATGCGATTACTGCTGTCTCTTCTATGTCTGTTTATGTTTTTTTTTCCACTTGAAGGGTAGATGTCATTGTAACGATCAGTTTCATTATTACAAAACCCATTGTTGTAACATTTACAATTTTGTAAACCTGTGTTCATATAATCTCGTCGGTAATTATAAAAACCTTCAGACGATCGTCTTTTTCGGTTATAATAAGGAGGCGTTTTTGGTGACTCGTCAATATAATATTCATTATATATAGGTTTATGATAACCCTCAGAATAGGGTGATCTCTTACTTAGATCTGTTATACTATCATAAAAATCTTCGTTGTAACTGTGTCTGCGACTAATACGACTACGTGTTTCATGAGCAGCATCTTCGTTACCATCTTCGCTGTTATTCCATACTCTATTATGTTTCATATTTTGTGTTCTTAACATATTTCTTTAAAAAGACCTAAAATAAAGCATTTATAATTATTTTTTATTTTAATTAAAATTGAAAAATAGTATAACGAAACTGAAATGTTTCCAACTGTCGTCCACACATAAACTACTCTGACCGAAGTAAATGTCGTTTAAAAAAAAGCAAAGAAATCCTAATCAATTAAATTACAAAATGAACTTGGACACTAAGACTAAAGTCACATTAAAATTCCGCTTAAAAATAGTGCTTAATTTATTTTTAGTTTAAAGGACACAGCATTTCATATTTTATTTTATATAAAAAAATCATATTATAAAAAACATGCAGTTTGTTACAACTGGTTTATTAATAATAGCATTTATTGTTTTATTATTAATATTTTTTTCATGTAATAAAAAAAGAACAAAAACACTCGAACCTTTTGTAAATGAAATGCGATTAGCTGAATTTATTTTACCTAACGATACTATGCGTACAGACCTTGAAATTACTTCAAAAGAAATGGATATCAAAGAAAAAACAGATGATATCTATGCACTTCTTATTGCCATTTCAAACATTGAAACGGCCATAGAAAATAAACAAACACAGCTCGAACAGTTACGACTAGATTACGCCAATTTAAATTTAGATTTCGACAACATTTTACGACTGATAAATGAATTGAATCAATATATTGCTAGTTTTGTTAATACAGACACTCCATATGTGCAAGGTATTGATGTGTTTAATTTACAAGTTGTAAGAGATAGACGAAATACAATCGCTTCTGACATTGACTCAATAAAGGACAGATTGGCTTCGCAGCTTGTTCATTACGGACAAGAAGATATATCTTCTGTTGAAAAGATCAACTCTACTATTGCAAGTTTCAATGAAATAAAGCAAACATACGATACAGTGTATTCCATTTTAAAAAAAAACACTGCTTTTATGGAAGTTTGTTCAGGATGTAATATAAATAACTTGGATTATCCAGATTATGTTAGAACATTTATTAATGAGGAATTCGATGCAAGTATTTGCACTGAACTTGTTAATGACATAAATGTAAATCAACTACAACCTTCATTAAACGATAATAATCATTTTTTTAATGCCGAAAACAATTATAGGATAGGTGAAAGCATATGTCAAGGAAAAACAGGTTCTTGTTTTTATGAAACTACTAAATATTTTCCAAAATCTTATCACATGGGAACTTATTCTCATGTTTTTCATAGAGATAAATGGCCTTTGGAAGATAGCTGTGAAGCACAATCGAATGAATGTTATCCGTTCGATCAATCTTCATTTTGTACAGACGTAGATATAGATTTATGGTTCACAAAACAAGACAACCCAGCTGCATATTATACATCTAATGTGGGCTATAGATCTCGATTATTAGAACATGAGAACGAATGGGTATGTGACGTTGATCTACCTGTACATCAACAAATTATGAATGAAACAGATATACATAATATTGCACAAAATAATTGCGAATTACAAAATAGAGGTTTCGGAAAAACAGCATACAATTGTTGGACTGTAAGTGATGAAAAAATGAATAACAGTAACATGTTAGTAACACCAAACAATAAATCCAAAACATGGAATCAATATTATGATAACCTAGATGGTTCTTTAGGCACATGTGTAATAAACAATACATGTAGAACTGAATTTGATACCGAGAATCATGTCAATTGTTTAGCCGAGAATTATTCATCCACTGGGAACTTTGAATGTTACGATCTTGTAGATAATGATGTGAAATCAACAAACAGGTTCAGGAATAGTTATGATATAAGCACAGAATGGAATTACGACACCAACGAGTTGCCTGTTGGAGCTTGTACTACAAGTGTAATAGAAAATTGTAGAACTAAGGACGATGTAGAAAGAGAAAAGGATTGCATTACTGTTGATAATTGGAACTGTGCTAGTTTTAATTTCCAACCGCATGCATCCAATATTGGTTCTGTTGAAGTTGAATCTGATCCAGCATCGTGGTATAAAAGTTATCAACCATTGGACTATAGAAATATTAACAATACTAACAAAGGTGCTGGATCCTGTGACACAGATAGTAGTTGTTTAAACCCTGCATTATTAAACACAGAGGCAAACTGTCACAACGGGGATGATAATTATCGTTGTTGGAATGTGAATGATAATCATAGCGCAAATCAAACCGAAAATAAAACATACAAATATTACGAAGATCCTGAATGCAAAACAAGGATAGAAGAATGTTACACTATGGAAAACGCATTATCTATTGCTGAAGAAAATTGTCACGCAAGTGGTGGAGACAACCGTTGTTATAAGTTGAAGGATGATGGTAGCTTAGAATTAGAACTGGATAATGATCATATAAACGAAGAAAATGAGAGTATTCATTTTGAAGAAGGACGAACCACTAAGTTTATGGAAGACTCGTCGACAAGATCTTATTGTTATACAAGATCATGTCAAACCGCAGACGAGATATGTGGATCGAACTTGGTTAGTTGTTATAACACCAAAACCGATAATGAACATATACAATACATTCATACATATGAAACAGGAATGATTTATGACGAAGCTTCTAATATATGTGCAATACCAAATGATTGTAAACAGATACCGCCGTGTTCTTATCAAATTGTTCTCACAAGTAATCAATCGGCATTTAATGTTGATGATATAAACGGTGTAGATTGTTCAGAAAATGGACAATACGGTTCAAAATATAGATGGGTTTTAGAAAGCAGTCATAGTAATTCTATATATAATCCAAATGATAATTTAAATAATTACGATTACTGGTCACCTATTGATTCTCCTGAACTAAACGAGCTATGTATAAGAGACGAAAGAATGCTTACATCGCACTTATCCACAGTTTCCGAAAGTACTGAAAGTTATATATGTAATTGCACAGATTCTAGCTATAGCACCAGTATGCATTATTTCATATCTGATGATTTCTCAGATAATAACGGTGATGGTTTTGAAACGATAGAAGGTATATGTGGATCAAACGACTGTGGTGTAAAAACATATCATCAGGCAAACGTAAGACTTAATGCTTGTAACGGTGATCGATATAAAGATGTTACATCAAATATAGCTTCGCATAATTGTGTCAATGAGGAAGCCTGTAGAAGAAAATGTTTAAACACGGGTCAATTAGACGGTTACCCTGTAGTTGTTCCTTATACAGACACCGCACCTATTAAATGTTTTGCACCAGTAACGAATAAAGAAATCAATAGATTCTCTTATTATGGAACAGATCCAAATACATGCTCTTCCAACGATTGTTCATTAACGAGGTATGCAGATTGTCCTTATCAAAGTATCACTGATAACGATGAGGGTTGGGGGACAAGAGAAATAGTAACTGGAACATCTAACAATAAATCTGATTTCACTCATATTCAAGTGGATGAAGAGATATTCAGATTAGGTACAGGATTATCACGAAACGAAAACGGAAACACAATCAATTATGATACGAGAACATATGGACAAGTAGGATGCCCTTCTCGTAGTGATCATACTGTTCATGATAATAAGTATACGAAAAAGAGCGTATATAAATATACACAAACAGTTACACAAGAAGATGATGGTGTTTGTTTTAAAGTACCTGATAAAACAAAAACACTGGTAAAATACACAATCGAAAAGGATGAAACAGCTTGTCCGAAGGATTGTGTGTACTATTGGGAAACAGATGTTAGCGGCGATCCAGTTTATGGTGATTGTAGCAGCATTTGTAAAGACACCGCTACAAGAAGTGTAACAAAAACCCAAAAACATGTAACTAGAGAGGGTAACTCAGCTGGAGAATCAACATGTCCTAGCCCTAATTCAACTGAATTGGGTTTACATACTATATATTGCGATAATATACCCTTATGTTGTACTCCAAACGATGGTATATGGGGACACTATATGTACAATAACGTCTCTTATGGAGTTGATGGTGTTTGTCCATTATGTACATTTGATGGCAAATCATTCGATCTAACACGAACAACAACTGGTAAAGTTACATGCCATCCTATAACCGGAGTTGCAGATACTACAAAACAAAGTGAAGACACGAAAACATGCACTCCCCCCCCAAACACATGTGGTGCGGAGGTCCCTGGAACAAGTAGTTCATCATGTAGTCAACCAGACGGTCAACCAGACGGTCCATGTACATTAAAAGCAGATGGTAGCTTTACAAAACCAGGAACAGAAACAAAAAGTTATAAAGTGTATTCTACAACTGGACAAACCGATAAATCGGATTTTCCCCAAGATTGTTTTATAAACTGTATAAACCCATCTCCACCTAACGGTTTAACTTTCACAGAAAAAACAGCAAATACAATCACGATCACATGGAATACTGGTGATAACGGAGATACTATAGTTGATGGATATGATATATTTCATAATAATAGTATACACAATAGCTATTTAGTTAAAGGAAATAGATACACACTAGACAATTTATATCCGAACACATCTTATCAAATAAAAGTGCAAAAAAAAACGGATCCAATATTTGCAAATTTATTTTCTAATGAAATCGAAGTAAAAACCGATTTACCAGATTGTGGTTCTGATGACTATACTGATAGTTTTATACATAATGGAAGTACATATACGAGTCTTGCTGCAGTACCATGTGTAAGTAACCATTGTGGAGATATGAATGTGACTAAAATGTATACACCTGACAATTGCAAAGGAAGTAAAGCGGATGAAACGGTAACGAAAGATTGTGGGTATTGTGTGAGTACAACTGGTAGCAATAAGTTTTTTCATATTCTTTTCCATGATACGAATGATGTAATCGATACAAGAGGTATATCTGATTGGAAGCGTACTTTAAAATCTCAGTTTAGATTTTTAGTGAGCGGTGATATTGCAGGGTATCAAATGAATGTAGGCAAAACTCCCTATGAAATGGAAACTCTTTCACAATATCATAAAGAATTTGTAACTTTTGAATTAGAACAATGTTACCAATGCACTGGAGATAAAGTCATTCAGGTTATATTAACAAAAGATAGGGGTAGTGTAAAGTCACACAGTAATGGTGATTTATATCTACATGGTGGTGGTTCAAAACTTGCACATCATCAAAACCGAGTAATAATACCATACAACGGTGTTATGTATGTTGAACATGAACTCGAAAGAGTGATTGGTTTTGGTGATAACTCTCACAAAAGTGCTATTTACTACATAAAAGAAACAAAAGGCTCTACATATGCTAAGGTTGATAGATCTAATAGTAACCCAAATGAATCCTCATTAACATGGGTAAGTTATAGAGCCAGTGCTACTCAGTTCGTTATAACGAATGATGGGTTACTTCTTCAAGAATCCGGAAATGTACCTAAGCTAGGTACAAATAGTTGGATGAAAATGTTAAAAACACAAGGAAATACAGTAATGACACAACCACACACTACTCCACTACCCCCTACGGGAACATCTTATGTTAATTCAAAACCACTAAGTAATGTTAGTGGACCCATTAAACTAATCAGTGTTCATGTTAATGCTGAT